GTCTACAGGGTCCGTAAGTTAAATCACCGTATACTAGATGATTTCAGCAAAACAACTTGCTGAACAAGAACAAAAACGACTTGATGTGAAAAAGGCAACGTACAAGGCAATTCTTGAACAGTTGTGTCGAAAAATAAAAAGTTCAGCAAACCTTGGGGAAAAGTCTCTTTTTTTAACAATTCCGCCATTTACAGTCGGATATCCAGCATATGACATTGAACATGCGACAGTGTATCTTCAGCGTCAGTTTATGCGTTTAGGATACAAAGTGATCCGTGTTGACAAGGCGACTCTTGGTATTTCGTGGGGTCAAAAAGAACCAAATGGTCCGCAAATTATTGATCACTCAGAAGAGGAAGAAAATGACGTACGGAATGTGACTCTTCCAAACTTGGCCAATTTGCAAAAAACAGCCAGAGCGTTAAAATCATCAGGAAAACATATCCGTAAAAAATAATGGATGTCTTGGTGGAGGCTGAGCGCAAGTTTTTGACAAAGCTGTGCAATGCCATGACACCTGTCATGAATGATGCCTTTTTCGACTTGTTTCTCGAGGCGAAAAAGATTTCACAGGGGCGCAAAGTCCTCATTCAGTACCAGACTTTACTCAAAGAAGTTCAGAACTGGAACAACACAATGGTGAAGCAGCACACGGATGCGATTATCAAGTCCTGTGCAATGTTTTCAAATCTTCTCGCGGCTGTATTTGTCATTTCGGTCAAAATCATGTCAGCTGTTCGAATTAGCACCGAATCGCGTAAAATGAACATTAAGCTCCCGACGAATGATGTTTTTGTGCACTCGTGTTATATTGCCGCTGCCAAAAACTTGTACGAGGATCCATATGTCATTGTCGATGAAATGTCTGATACGGACCGTCGTCAGGCTATGTCGCGTCGTTTTGAAAAATGCATCAAGGATGTCGTTGATGATTTTATTCCAGTCCAGCAGATTCTTGAAACGTACATTCCCAACTTTACAGGTGGCGATCTAGATATTGATCACGGAACCAGTACAGATCCAGCGGATCCGGAGACGGTCGAGGGTGACATTTCCCAAGAGACACCGACGGATGAAAACATGCCACAGACACCAGTTGTCGAAGCACCTCCAGTTCCTGAAGCACAAGAAGTTCCATCCGTCGAGAATGAGGCTGTCGCACCAGGTGAACCGGCTCCACCTGAAACGCCAGTTAAAACAGTCAAAGTACATCACGAGACATTGTTTGATGACGCGGCTGACGAAAAGAAATAAATTGGTGTATTTTAGTAGATGGAAAATTACCTCCGAGAACCATGGAGCGCAGCTCTTATTGCCGCTGGTGCTACAATTCTATATATCCATGTGAAGGCATCATTGAATAAGGAAAAAGACCTTCCCAACTCGGCGTACTTCAAGCCAGCCTTTTTGGTTGGGCTTCTTGTGTACCTTATTGTTCACCAGGGCGGTGCAAGTCAAGAGACAATTTCGCGTGAACCTTTTTAAAGAAAATATATGAAATTATACTAATATGGCGACAACGGTTGGTGCATTCAATGATATGATGCAGCAATTCCTTGACGAGCTTGTTCTCACTTTTCCAGAGGAGAAGAAGCTAGCCAAGTACCAGGCCGCATTTGATGTTATGAAATCCGCGACTCCAAAGAAGCCTCTGAAGGAGTTTATGGCATCAGTTGGTCCATATGCAAATACTCTGATGCAAAAGGATGAGGCTTTTTTCAAGGTGCACGTGAAGAAGATTTCCTTTCTGTCTGACCTGAACATCGATAGTCTCTGGACAGACGATCTGTCTCAGACGACAAAGGATGCCATTTGGCAGTACCTCCAGACGCTATACATTCTCGGTACCACCATCTCTTCTCTGCCTGCAGAGACTCTGACCATGATCGAGTCTGTTGCCCAGAAGTGTGCTGGTCAAATTCAGGAGAATGCGACAAATGCAGACGGTACCGTTGATGAGGCTGCACTGATGAACACAATGTCCGGGCTGATGAACAATCTGCTAAAGGGTGGCTTTCCAGGCACGTCAGGCAATTGATTTTCTCGAGTAATGGTAGATGGCAATTGACCTAAGAGACGTCTTTGCAAAGGACAAGGTGCTCGATTTTTGGCCGACAAATCGTCAGTCTGCAGAGGAACGTGTGTTATCTACGACACGTTTCATAATTTATGCAATGGTACTCTTGTATCTGATTCGTCGTGATGCACGTATCATTGCACTCGGTGTTCTTGTTCTGGCTGCACTATATGCTCTTTATGTATCAAATATGATTCCAGATGGCGTCCGTATGCCAAGCGTTGGTCCAAAGCAAGTGAATGGGTATAGAATGCCAACGCACGACAATCCAATGGCCAACTTTTTAATGGGTGATGACCCGGCCAAAACACCATCCGCACCATGGTATCCTTCTATGAAGCGCGAAGTCCAGAAGGAATGGGAGACGATTCACCCATTTGAAAAGTTACGCGACGCCGAGCGTAACTTTTATACAGCCCCGGTAACATCTTGGCCAAACGATCAGGCGGCCTTTGCTCAAAATGCATATGGTCGTCCGTTTGAACCACAGTGCCGTGACGATCCATCTGCATGTGATTCAGAGGGTGCTCGTTTCCCAGAGCGTGTTCAGCTTCGCGGAGGTAACGGACGTTAAAATGTTGTATGTAATTAATAAGAATGCCTCAGCACTTACAGCCAGGTCTGCACACCCTCGAGGAGGGTGTTTATATTGGACCGGCAAACGTAAACTATGTTGATATGGTGATGACGGACGACGCTCTTCGTTCTCAGATGACCTCTCGGAATAACAAGTATTATTCAGAGAAACCGTATGATTTTCCTCATCTGACAATTGACAAACCTGAGAATCGTTTCATGAAGTGGGATCCTCAGAGCACATACGCGACATATCAGTCCATGTCTTATGCAAAGCGTTATCCAGGTGATAAGCAGTGAGTATTAAAAACCTTAGTAAAAAGTAATATGGATCCATTCTCCCTCGCGGCAGTCGTTGGTCTAGTGTATGCAGGCAAACGAATTAGTGACGCCAAGGAGGTTTCCGAAGCTGAGCAGGCAACAATGCCTGCTCCGCCACCTAAAACACTTACAAAGTTCGATTTGGTGAAATACAACGTATTTGCTCAGCAGGACATGCAGGTTGATAAACTTAATCAGGCCCCAAATACAGGCCGCGGCTTTTCAGGTGATTTCCGTCTTCGTCCCAAGGAGATTGCACCCAATCTAGGTGACATTGTAAAGGATGGAAAACGATTTCCGTTTGGTCAGCCTGTATATGATCTGAGTGCACGTGAACCAGTGACGAACAAAATGAATAATGTAAACGCAACTGAAAAGGTGTATGTCGGCCGTGGTCTCGGTCTTGATCCGAACGTTCCGGCTGCCGGTGGGTTCCAGCAGTTTTTCCGTATTTATCCAAACAATATCAACGAGGAACGTTTGACAAATCTGCCTGGAAACTGGGGCGGACCTGCAGATTCACTTGTCAAGGGTGGAGCCCAGATTCTTGGTGCAGTGACACACCAGGCCAAAGTGTCAAAGACGTGGACTCGCGATCCTGCTCAGAATCGTGGTCAGGGTCAAGGAGGTGCGCTTACGGCTCCAGAGGGTCGTCCGGACTTCCAAAAGACTCGCCGAACAACGAACCGTCAAGAGACGGGTATGCGTACGGATGGTCTGGACATGGGACCTGGTCAGTATATGATTGGTCAGCAATACGGAAGACTCACAGACACAAAAATCCCACGCGCAACAGACAATCGTTCAAACCCAGATCGCGCAGGAAATGCCGGACGTATGAATGTTCGTGCGGATCCTGCAGATGCAGTCGGTGCAAATACAACAACTCGTCTAGAGGCTGGTCCTTTACCAATTCGTCCAGCGGATGGAAGTCGACAGTCCAACTACATAAGAAACCAGTATGACAAACTGAATGTGTTCAAGGGTGTTCAGGACCCTCGGACAGAACACCTGGACATGGCATCAAAGGTTCTCAAGAATAATCCATTTGCACACACGTTTAGTGCAACACAATAAAAAACTCAACATAAAGTAAATGTCTGGTGGCATTGTTCAGCTTGTTGCGACAGGAGCTCAGGATGCTTGGTTAACAGGCAAACCTGAAGTTTCTTTTTTCCGCTCAAGCTACAAACGCTACACACATTACGCGGCATCAACGGAGCGTCAGATTATTCAGGGTAAATCTACACCCGGTGGAATTTCCACTGTTCGTTTCGAGAAAAAAGGCGACATGGTGAACTACGTATACCTTATTGCAAAGGATTCAACCGGTGCTCTTATTCCAAATATTTACTGGCCGACTGTTGTTGACAAGGTGGAACTTCTGATTGGTGGTCAGATTATTGATACACAGGATATGGTGTACATGTCTAACATTGAACCAGTCACTGGAGCCCAAAACTATTCTCAGCGTCTACTCAACAATAACACCACGGGTCTGACCAACAACACAAATGGTTTCCTGCCTCTTAAGTTTTTCTTCTGCAAGGACTGGAACGTCTCTCTGCCTCTCGTGGCTCTGCAGTACCATGATGTCGAACTGCGCATTACATGGTCTCCGAACATCACAGCGGCTCAACTGGGATACCAGTATGAGACGTGGTGTAACTTTGTCTACCTGGATCAGTCTGAACGTGACTATTTCGCCAAGACACCCATGGATATTCTCATCCCACAGGTGACTCGTATCCCGATTAGCACTGGCAACATGCAGGAGTTGGCTCTTGCACATCCAACAAAGTTTATCGCTTTCCAGTCAAACAACTACAATATCGTGTACACACAGACGGCAACAGATGCAGTAAACTATCAGTTTAAGCAGCAGATTAACGGTGTGGACATTGGCGATTCTCGCTCACTTTTCCAGTGGGTAGATGTGACCCAGTATTACCACACGCCGTATGGTTACAATACTGGAGCACAGACTGCAAACGTTGCTGTCATTCCATTCTGCCTGGATACATCCAAGCTTCAGCCAACAGGCACAATTAACTTTTCTCGTATCGACAGTTACCGTCTAGTGACTCCACCAGGAATGAACTTCCAGAGGATTACAAACGGCTCTGGTACATATTTTTATGCTGTCAATTACAATGTGCTACGCATCAAGGATGGTATGTCCGGACTACTGTACAGTAATTAAGTTTACTGCTTTGCAAGCTTAGATAAAATGTAATAAATAACAGCAGCCACCAGGGCGCTGACAACCATACCAGTGGTTGTCAGGTTACCGGCATCTGATAAAAACTTTGGCACAAGATCAGTCAGCTTGTTCTGGACTGGCTTGGAAAATGCAAGCACTGCTGCAAGACCTGCAACGGCAGCCTGAAGCTGCTCGTCAGTCAGACCAAATGGGTTCTTTTTGGATGAGGACACGTCTGCCGTCAGATTGTCCGCGGACAGAGCAGTGACACGCTGTGTCGTAGGAGACTTATATGGACCCTGTAAAGGTGAATCCTCCTGTGAAAAAGCTGCAGACGGAACAACGTCCGCAATTGGAGTTGAAAAATCCATTTCTATTTGCGGAGGATTTTTTTCAGGTTCTTGTGGCACAAATGGAAAGTTTTCCACTTGCCCGTTTCCCTTAAACTGCATAACTGGTGGCTGCATTACATCCTGAGGGATTTTTTTTTCGTCTTCATCCGGAACTTCTGGAATATATTGAAGCATGTCGTTCGATCCAAAGTCCAAGTTTTCGATAATCATTCTGCTAAGAGGCACTGAAATGATTTAAACTTTTTTAACGCTCACCCCAGAAGATTTGCGTGTAGACTGAGGCATACCAGCACTATGTATCGGTGCATTTACGTGTCGTGGGTTGTAATGCTTCTGATGATATTGCCACATTGCATCTGAACCAATCCGAAATCCTTTACGGATCGGAGCCTTGTAATAGTACACACAGTCCTCAATTCTATTCGATTTGCTTGTATTATCCAACACTAAACATTCATAGTTTTCTGTACATGCATTCATCACTTGACAAAACATCTCAAATGTCGGAAAGACGCCAAAAAAAGCTTTGTACAGACGCTCGCGATTCTGGATCACATTTTCACGAAGAACAAAAACATAGTCTACATTCGCTCGCAGATCCGGGCTGAGGTCCATACAATACTGCATAGTTAACATGAAAAAGAGTTTCCAGTGGCGGCCGTTCATAAAACACTGCCTGATGCATGTATCCTTCATAAATGCTTTATCGTACATACAGTCGTCCATAAGTAAGAATGCTCCAGACGGTTTTCCAGCACCAACAAGCTGACGCTGTCG